ATTTTGCCCTCTGGGATAAAGATGCAAAAGCGTGGATGTTCAGTCTTACTGAATCAAATATTCAAATTATACAAAAATTAATGGACAAAGACACCTTTGACACTGACAATGAATTCAAAGAATATATAAATCAATCTAAGATGGTTATCGAGCAAATGGAAAATTATATGCCAATGCTAGTCATTGAGGAAAATTTGCCAAAATACGTAAATTTACCAAAATATGCCCCAGACATAGATACCACCGACTGGCTTACAGCGGTGTTCCATGCTAGAAAAATAGGAATAGATGTCTGGGACGACACAATTGAACAGTTTTTAAAATCTGATGGTGTTGATAAAATAGTAAACACATTCCTTCAAACTGATCCTGGCGAAAATTTCCACCTTGACAGTGGAAATACCCCTATGACAGGTCTGAAAAATATAGTAAAATATTTAGAGCCAGGACTTTTTATTGTGCCAGGTGGCATGGAATTTGAAAAAACAGAGTCTGCTTATAATTTTCTAAAAGACATGGGGGTTGATAATTCTGAAATTTCTATAATGTTTAGATTACCCAGCGGAACAGGTCAAAATTTCAACGAATTTGTGAAAAATAACAATCTTAATAATCCTATCACTGATAAAACTCGTTATGTTTTTATCAGTACCAAAGTTCCTAAACCAGTTATAACCTCAAAAACAAAATTTAATTGTGTAGTTAGTTTAGGTGCCCATAACATGCACTATACTATCCGAGATTTTCAAAAAAATTGTCAAAATTTCATATATTATTGTGAACAAAGACCAAATAAGGAATTAAGTTTTGTCAACGTGTAAAGTTATTATCAAAGATGAAGTTAACGTTAAGATAGAAAATTTAGATCTTGACACACGCAAGGCATTGGTCAAGAAATTTAAGTACGAAGACCCAACTGCACGCTTTAGGCCCGCCTATAAATTAGGTCGATGGGATGGTACAGTCTCATTTTTTGGTCTCGGTGGAACCACGTACCTTAGTATGCTTCCACAAGTATTAGAATTTCTCGAAATGAGAAATTACTACATCGAATTGGACGATCAAAGGATTGTAACAGACCTAAAATTTGAGGAGATTTTTGAGGATTTTTGGGGTCAAAAAACATGGCCAAAAGGTCATAGATTTGAAGGTGAATTAATTAGATTACGAGACGACCAAGTTGAAGTTATCAATAAGTTTTTACAAAATCCTCAGTGCATCCAAGAAATTGCCACAGGATTTGGTAAGACAATCACCACCGCAACTTTAGCAAAAATTTGTGAAAAATATGGAAGAACAGTCACTATTGTCCCGAACAAAAGTCTTGTCGAACAAACAGAAGAAGATTTTATTAACTGCGGCCTTGATGTCGGAGTTTACTACGGCGACAGAAAAAATCTTGATAAAACACATACTATCTGTACTTGGCAAAGCCTGAATATTTTAGATAAAAATTCCAAAGATATTGGTGAAGATGAACTACTAACTCTGGCAGAATTATTAGAAGGTGTACAGACAGTAATGGTTGACGAAGTACACATGGCCAAAGCCGACGTACTGAAAAATCTTCTAACAAGAAACTTAGCCAATGCTCCGATACGTTGGGGATTGACAGGCACAGTACCAAAAGCAGACCATGAATTTCAAAGTATTAGAGCAAGCCTAGGTGAAGTTGTTCATAGAGTAAGTGCTCACGAATTACAAGAAAAAGGCGTTCTAAGTAATTGTCATGTTAACATTATTCAAACTGCCGAATGGAAAGAGTTTGGTAGTTACGCAGAAGAATTAAAATTTCTAGTTGAAGATTCTGATAGAATGGTTTATATTGCCCAAATGATTAGGCAAATTGCCGAGAATGGTAATACACTAGTACTATGCGGAAGAATTGAAACAGGCAAATTTTTAACAAATGAAATACCAGATAGTGTATTCATTTCAGGACAGGTAAAAACCAAAGATCGCAAAGAAGAATACGATGAAATTAAAACTGCTGATAATAAGATTATTGTGGCGACTTACGGTGTGGCCGCTGTGGGTATTAATATTCCTCGGATTTTTAATTTGGTTCTTTTGGAACCCGGAAAGAGCTTTGTTAGAGTTATCCAAAGTATTGGACGAGGCATTAGAAAAGCTCAAGATAAAGATCATGTAGAAATATGGGATCTAACAGCCAGTACCAAATATGCCAAGCGACATCTCACAGAACGTAAGAAATTTTACAAGGATGCCAAGTATCCTTTTACCATTAAGAAAGTCAAATACCAATAATGCAAATACTCACACTAGAAGATAAAACATTTTATCTCAACGAACTCCCAGAAGAGATCAACGAAGATCTAAGATTTGCTGTTATGGATAATTCTGATAACTCAAATCCTGATCACTTTTTTATTCCGTTGATTTTTCTTGAGAGTTTTACAGGACCTGCCGTGGTACTTAAAATAGGTAACCACGAACTTACCATGCCATTAGATTGGTGTACTATCGTAGGAGATCCCGAAGGACCTGACATGGAGGTACTTCCGTTAACAAGTCTTAATGACAGAGGTTTTAAAACATTTTGCTTTAATCCACTAAGCGGATTTAGACCCGAATTTTTAGACATTGATATTATTGATGTATACCAAGATGTTAAATGGTACTTTCCTAAAATGAGGCCAGGACAACTATTATGTACTCCTTTACACGCAGGAGATAAACCTACCTGTGCTTATTTTGTCAAAGAAGTAAGTCGTCAAAGTGAAATTGTAGATTATACTAAGTGTTGGTAAAAAATGTTAAAATATAATGAATACGATATAGGCGGAGAGATTGTCAAAGACAATGAAACCTATTTGCTTAAAGACAATAAAACATTAAAAAATCTCGTGTTATCTAGCACCTGTCTTTATAGAGGTCAAATGACAAGAGGTCATTCTCATGCTGGGCAAGAAGAAGTTTATATCTTTGTACGAGGCACAGGGATAATGATGGTTGACGATGAAAAGTTCCGTGTTACAGGTGGTGATATTATATTAATACCAGACGGGGCCTTTCATCGTGTAATCAATGATGGTGATATGGATCTACTATTCAATTGTGTATTTGACGGTAAAAGGAACCACTAATGGGCACACTAACGCCTGGGGCTACATACATTTACGAACGAGTAGCCGGCTCAGTATTTGCTCGCGAGAGCGGATCATCTGACCGCAGGTTAGTTGGTTATACTGCTAGTGCTACTCCAGCTGATACTTTCCTAGGAATGCCTGTGAATAAGGTTGCAGAATTAGTTGCTATATCAACAGCGGCTGAACATAATCCTGCTTTACAAGAGGCATTGGAACGTGTTAAAATATTGTATTATCTAACCATGGAAGATAAAAATGGGTACTGAAAACGATAAATTCAAACATAGCAAACGTTTACTCAAGGACGAAAACGCAATCAAAAAACAACTTAAGATTGCCAAATCCCACACACATTTTCCAGACGAAAACAAAGTTGTTAAAGAACCTCATCGACTAACCAAACATCATGCCATGGATTGTGGTAATCCGGAATGTTACCTATGCGGTAATCCACGTAAGACACACAAAGATAAACTCACGCAACAAGAAAAACGATTGTTTCAAGACTTAGATAAAACAACAGATAAAAAAAGTAATGGATTGAAAAATGGCGACGACGAAACCTAAGAAAAAACGAGCGCTCGATATAGGTAAAGTTCTTACTGCTGTTGATCTAAGAAATTATGATTTTTACGATTCCCTAAACGAAGCAGAACTAAAAGAATTTAGCCCATATGTTCTTATGAGGTATGTGACTAATTCAAACCACAGCCTTCCTGAGATTAGAGAATGGTATGTTGAAACTGTTAATGAGCGTATTAATAAAAATCACTGGGAATTGAGCAAAAATCACGAACAGCTTTTATGGAAGTTGTATGCCTCTTCCGGTGTTGGAGAAAAAACAGATCATATATACCTTCCTGCTCTTAAATATGAATTTGATAAATTTGAAAAATTAATAGCAGAACTAAATCCTGCTATGAAGCCGCAAGAAGTTAAGTTGCTC